CCATGCAAGTTCGCCGCCTGACACCGACCGAATGCGAACGACTGCAAGGATTTCCTGACGGCTGGACAGCGATACCGTGGAAGAAGAAACTTGCCGACGACTGTCCCGATGGACCACGGTACAAAGCCCTGGGAAATTCGATGGCAGTTAATTGCATGGAATGGCTTGGAGAACGGATTCAAAAATTTGATCAATCCTCCCTATGCCAGTTGCCGTAAAGAGAAACCGATCTCGGAGCAACATTTTCCAAATCGACGCGCAGGTGCTGGACAAAGTCCCAAAAGCCCAGTCAGCGCAGATCGATTCTGAAGCGTTCTAAATTTGGGTTGACGGTAGGACTCCCGAAGCAAAAGAACGCTCCACAGTCGATCCTGCTTGGCAAGACTGCCAGCGTGAACGATGAGAGCAGAAATAAAAAAAGCCCCTTGCGGGGCAGGAATCATTGTGGCGCAGACACCACCCACAACCCCATATTTTTCTTTTTGAGTGTTCGCCCGTGGTGATCAGCCCACCGCTTCAACTCCGAAAAAGATTCGGGAAACCGATCTCTTGGATGCAGGATGCTTGACCGAACATCCACCCAATGACCGATGCCTTCGCCCTCAAGCCCTGCAAAGAATCCGAACTGCTTTCGAACGGGAAGCCACAGAGCGTAAGTGATGATCTTTTTCATTTTGATTCCTCGATCAGGACAATGTCCATTGCGTGGGGCGTGTAAAAAAGATTGCGCCCATCGGCGAGACTTCCGATGTAATGATTGTCGTTTGTCAGATTCTCATCGCAGTCGATGTAGTCGGGCAAGCAGTCGATCCAATTGCCACCGAGCGCATCCGCTTTTGCAAACGCTCTAGTGACATCGATAATGATTTGTGAGTCTGTTGGAATTTTGTTTTTCATGTTGTCTCTTTCCCGTGCTTGCTTTCGCAGTGGCACGACTTGTGATAATTGCTTGATCCGTCATTATTTTCTACACGCACTTCTTCGTCCACAGAAATCTGTTGATTGCATTCGTCGCATTCAAAGCCAGCGCACAACGCACAGGCAAATGCGCCGTCCAGAATCTCTCCCGTAGGAGAGTCTGACGGAATGCGATTCACGAACCGACCAGAACCAAATGCAGTCGAGAGACCGCAATGGACGCATGGATCGATTGTTTTGTTTTTCATTGTGCCTCCTCTTCTTGCGCTTTGTCATAGGCATCATTGCTGATCGATTCCGCTTCATCTTCGCTCAATCCATTTTCGATTGCTTTGTCATATGCATCGTTGCTGATTGCTTGCCATTTTTGTTGTAATTTTTCAATTTTTGTTTTGTTTTTCATGTGTGTTTCCTTTAGCGAATTGATTTCATTAGGTTGTCTTCATCAAGACTTTCATTCATATCTTCGACCAGTTCCATTGCATCTTCAAGCGCACGAAGCAAGTCGTTTTGTGATGGCAACTCCACCCATGATTTCATGTTGAAGAACTCCAAACGCTTTCTCAATTTTTTTTCTCTTTCGGCGAAGGACTTTTTCTTTGTTGCTAATTTTTTCTTTGTCATTTGTATTGCCTTTCTTTTTTAGGATTGAATAAAAACGGTCGAGTTGTTGAGTTCGGCGACGACATCGCAGTTGGAATAATTTTCGAGTTCGTCGGTGTCGCTGTTCTCGACCTCGACATATTCGCAACAGATAGCGATGACATCGAGTTCGATTTCTGAACCCTCGTCAGCAGGGACATCTCCTTCTGCCTCGGTGATGTAATTGAAGATGGCTACGAGAGCGTTGCGAGAGAATTGATCTGCTCTCGATGAGGTGCGGAATTCGTTCAAGAAAATTTGCTCGGTCACGGTGATTTTCATTTGATGCCTTTCTTTGTGTGTCGAAACCTCTGCGGAGTTGCAGATTCTCCCCGCCTTGGAAGGCGAGTCGAATGCGGAACTACACGATTGATTCAGTCGTTGGTGCGAGTGCCATCGCTTCTGCGCCCCATCCCTCGCTTGTCACCGCACGTACAGAACTCGACCTCGTCGGGTTGTGGAATTAAGTCTTTGGCATCACAGAAAATTCGATCGAGATCACCTTGTTGCGTCAACTGGGCACACGCTCGTTTGAATTCCTTGATTGCCAACCGACCATCAGCAAAAGTCGCTTCTTTGGAAAGCACCACTTTCAAACAATCGCACAACATTAGATTCATTGTCGCAACTGAAGACACATTGACAAAGTTCTTGTCATGAATCTTCCACGCAATACTTTCCTGCTTGAGTGCTTGTCCAAGCGTACGCTTCCCCCACTTGCTGTCAGCGATTGACGTGTGTCCCATGGACTCGTTTTTCATTTGCGTTTTCTTTCTGCCTTTCGGCGGGTGTCCAAATTTCTGCGGAGTGCAGACCGTCCCTGCCTTGGGAGGCAGGTGGGGTGCGAACTCATTCAGCATCTTTTTGTAAGGTCAAGGTCTCTCGAATTATTCTTCGGAGCGTGTGAATTGCAGTCAGTGAACGATTCAGCAAATCCGCAATTTCATCAGTCTCCATTCGATTCGTACCTAAAATTATTCTGCTTCCATAAATTTTTGATCGGTTGGTAATGCTTACCAGTTCACTAATTGTTGATTCGATTGTTTCGTTGTCCATTGTCATTTCCAATCTGCCTTTTGGGCTTGTGAATTTCGTACCTGTGTGAAGCATACAGGGTAATCGACTGTAGTCAAGCGTATCCTTTAGTATTTATCAAGATTTATCGAAAATGCCTATTTTTATAGATATTATTTTTTGCTATTGACATCGATTTCGGGAGGATTAAAGTGATGGAATGACCGTAATTGGAATGAATGAGAATGGATATCGAATCGGAATGTCTCATCAGAATTGCACTATTTCACAGGAAATCGTGGACAAAATGAGAGATATGCACGAGGATGAAATGGTTGGATATCGAAGGCTTTCTGCGATATTTGGTATCAGAAGGTCAACAGTTCAGAAGATTTGCAAGTACTACATTCGAGCGCAAACACCGTCAAAATGGAGGAGAATTAATGGCTAGAGTGACAAGACCGTCGAAGGAAAATGCAATAAAAAGTGCAGGAAGACCGACGAAATACAATGCGAAAATTGCCGATGAGATTTGCGAAAGACTCGCATTAGGACAGTCTTTACGGGAGATTTGCCGAGATCCAAAAATGGTCGGAATGGCGACTGTGATGAGATGGATAAGGGAAGATCGTGAAGATTTCGACATCAAGTACACACGGGCGAGAGAGTTGCAAGCGCATACGTGGGTGGATCAAATGAAGGATTTGGCGACATCATTGCCTGAAAAAAATCCGTTGACAGGATCGTACGATTCGGCAAGCGTGAACCACATTCGAAATCAAGTGATGACCCTGCAATGGTTGGCGATGAAACTAAACAGCAAGCGATACGGCGATCAGGCTCGACTGTCACACGATGTCGCAGGTGGTCTAAATCTGCGCGTAATCACAGGCGTTCCTGATGCCAGCGACGAAGCAAACTGACATCGAAATAAAGTATTCGCCTCGCCCGTGGCAGAAGAAATGCCACAAGAAGTTGAAGCGATTTACGGTGCTTGCACTGCATCGTCGAGCAGGAAAAACAGAACTTGCGTTGATGCAACTGATCAATTCTGCATTGAAATTCGACAAGGATCAAGGCTTCTTTTGCTATGTCGCACCGTTCCTATCACAGAGTAAATCGATTGCTTGGGCGAGGTTGAAATTAAAACTTGAACCGCTTCGATTGTTGGATGCGATCATCATCAATGAATCCGAATTGTCAATCAAATTCAAGCACAATTTGAGCATGATTCGACTGTTCGGTGCTGACAATCCTAATGCGATGCGAGGCTTGCGGATAGACGGCGTGGTAATTGATGAAGTGGCACAATGCAAGCCTGAAATTTGGAGCGATGTATTGCAACCTGCGACATCAGATCGCCACGGTTGGGCAGTATTCATTGGAACGCCCAACGGTGTGAATCTATTCAGCGAACTATTCCAAAAATCGTTGACGCTAGAAGATTGGTACGGCGCAAAATATACAGTTTATGACACGAATTCACTCGATTCCAAGGAAGTGGATCGATTGAAAAGGGACATGTCCGAGGTCGCATTTGCTCGTGAATATCTGTGCGACTTCGATGCAAGCGCAGAAGATCAATTGATCTCTCTCTCTGATGCAATCACGGCATCACGGCGTGAATATGTGGACAAAGATATTGAGTCTGCGCCTCGAATACTTGGCGTTGATCCTGCCCGATTCGGCGATGACAGGTCGGTCATCTGCAAGCGTCAAGGCTTGGTGTGCTTCGAGCCTCTCATCTACCGTGGCATCGACAACATGGACTTAGCAGGTCGAGTCGCAAGCGTCATCGAGGCTTGGCAACCTGATGCTGTCTTCGTGGACGCAGGTGCAGGGAGCGGAGTCATTGACCGACTGCGCCAGTTGGACTATGACCCCATCGAAGTCCCTTTCGGCGGGAAGGCGGTGATGGACAAACAGTTCGCCAATCGGCGCATGGAAATGTGGTGGCTCATGCGTGAATGGATCGAAGGGGGGGGTGCCATCCCCGATTGCGCGAACTTGAAGCAGGAACTCGCCACACCTATTTTTTGGTATGACGCGAGTGGGAGAAAAGTTTTGGAGTCTAAGGATGACATTAAGAAGCGTTTGCAAGGCGGTGGAAGCCCTGACATCGCAGATGCTTTGTGCCTGACCTTTGCGTACCCAGTTTCGAAGCGTGTGCCATATGACATTGCAACGCGTTTGAAGAAGAGGGTTCATCACGAGTACGACCCATACGCTCCTGAGTTTCAGAAATGATTGTAAAGAGGTACCCGTAACTCTTGTGTTGGCAATAATTTTTCAGCATTGGAAACATGTATGACTGAAGTCAGGCGCATTACTTTTTCTGAAATATCGACTGATGAATTTGATCAAATTGTTGATATGGCAAAAAGGTTTCTTGCGTTTGCCCCTCACAGTTCTTTGATTAAAAACACGACAGAAGACATCGTAAATACTGTGAAATTGGTGTTGGAATCTGGAGTTATTTTTGTTATTGATGTTGGAGGCAAGGCGGTTGGAATCTTGGCTGCGATGATGACAACTGTTTGGTATTCGCCTTCGACAAAATTGGCTGCTGAGATGATGTGGTGGGTAAATGAAGAGAATCGAGGCACAATTGCTTCGATTAAATTGATTAAGGCTTACGAGAATTGGGCAAAAGAAAATGGCGCAGATTTGATTGCGATGTGCGATTTGGTGATTGAAGGACAGGAGCCAGTTGGTACTACATTGAACAGGCTTGGCTACGAAATGAGTGAACGAACATACATCAAAGGAGCGAAGTAATGCCATTGTTTTCAAGTATTGGACTTGCTGTTGGTGCATCTGCCGCTACTGCTGCTGCTACAGGTGCGGCAGTTGTAGGAGCCGCCGCCGCTGCCGCAGGTGCTGGCTACACAATTGCTGCTGGCGAAGATGCCAAGCGCAAGCAAGCGGATTCTTTGGCGCGACAACAGAAAGCGCAGACTCAAGCGGTCAATGCGGCTCAAGGTCAGCGCAAGCAAAGCGAGATGGCGATGAATAGGGCGAACCAGCAACAACCGAACATTGCAGGGATTATGGAATCTGCTTCGGCTGCATCAAGTGGTGGTGCGGCTGGGACTATGTTGACTGGTCCGACTGGTGTTGATCCAAACGCTCTTGCACTTGGCAAGTCATCTTTACTTGGAAGTTAATGCAGTATTCACCCGACAATCAGTCTTACAAGGGCGCACCAAAGCGGGAGCAATTGCTTACCCGTCTCGGTCATTTGAAGTCTGAACGGGCGAGTTGGATTGCACATTGGCAGGAGATCACTTCTTACATTTTGCCTCGCAACGGTCGATATTTTCAGCAGGACAGGAACCGTGGGTATCGCCGTCACAACAACATTTACGATAATACTGGTACACGCGCCTTGCGAACTCTTGGCGCTGGCATGATGGCTGGTGCAACTTCTCCTGCCCGTCAGTGGTTTCGTCTGGGGACTGGCGATCCTGATTTGAATGCATATTCTCCAGTGAAATTGTGGCTGGACACGGTGACGAAGAGGATGCAGTCTGTTTTTCAGCAGTCGAATACTTACAGGTCTTTGCATCAGATGTATGAGGAACTGGGAGCGTTCGGTACGGCTGTCAGCATTGTGTTGCCTGACTTTAGGAATGTGATTCACCATTATCCTGTGACTGTTGGCGAGTACTGCATTGCGTCTGACTATCAGGGAATGGTTTGCACTTTGTACCGAGAGTTTGACAAGACGGTTGCCGAACTCGTCAAGGAGTTTGGATACAAGAATTGCTCTCATTCTGTCAGGAATCTGTATGACCGAGGCAGTTTGGATCAGTGGATACCGATTATTCATGCGATTGAGCCGCGTGAGGACAGGGATTCGTCGAAGAAGGATGCGAAGAACATGCCTTTTCGCAGTTGTTACTTTGAGGTTGGTGGAGATGACGGGAAATTTCTGCGAGAGGGTGGATACAAGCACTTTCCAGTGATGTGTCCGCGCTGGAGCGTTGTCGGCGGCGACATCTACGGCAATTCCCCTGGTATGGAGGCTCTCGGCGACATCAAGCAGTTGCAGCATGAGCAGTTGCGTAAGGCTCAGGTCATTGACTATCAGACAAAGCCACCTCTTCAGGTGCCGAACTCGATGAAGAACCGAGATGTTGAGAGTTTGCCTGGCGGGATCACCTTTGTTGACGGTGGCAGCCAGGGTATTAAGACTGCGTTCGAGGTGAATTTGAATTTACAGCACCTTCTTGGCGACATTCAGGATGTCCGTGATCGTGTTCGTGGGTCTTTTTATGCTGACTTGTTTATGATGTTGGCGAATGCGACTGATACGCGTATGACTGCGACAGAGGTTGCTGAACGACACGAAGAGAAGTTGTTGATGCTTGGTCCCGTGATCGAGCGCCTCCACAACGAATTACTTGACCCACTTATTGACATTACTTTTCAGCACATGGTTCAGGCTGGCATTGTTCCGCCAGCGCCACCAGAGTTGCAGGGCATGGAGTTAGAAGTTGAGTTTGTTTCGATGTTGGCACAGGCTCAACGAGCGATTGGAACGAATAGCGTTGATCGGTTCGTTGGAAACCTTGGCGCAATTGCTCAAATGAAACCTGATGTGCTTGACAAGTTCGATTCTGACAAGTGGGCAGACTCATATTCCGACATGCTTGGCGTTGATCCGAATTTGATTGTGGCTGGCAAGCAGGTTGCGATGATTCGAGACGCTCGAAACAAGGCAATGGCTGCAAAGGAGCAGTCTGCGATGATGGAACAACAGTCGGCAACTGCAAAGAATTTGGCACAGTCACCAACAGGAAGCGGTCAACAGAACGCGTTGATGGATGTAATGAACCAATTTAGTGGGTATTCAAACCCTTCACCAAGTCAAGTTTAAGGAGTAAGTAATGGCAATCCCAGCATCATTATCACTTCAAAGCACACCGAATTCATACGATTATGCAGCCGTTGTAACAATCAGCGATTCAACCGTTCTTCCGTTGACAAGAGGTTTGCTAATTACGCATAGTGCCGCTGGAGCGGTCGTTGTAACAATGTCAAACGGTGACAACTGCACATTTAATTGGCATGGAGCGACAACAATTATTCTTCCTATTCGATGCACAAAGGTGTTGAGTACAGGAACAACTGCTGCTGCAAACTATGTTGCGTTGTATTGACGGTACCCATGCATTACAACCAATGATTAAATTTTAAAAGTGAGTAACTACGATCCGCTAGACATTCGAGGTCAAGAGCAAACGAAGGAAAATAAAGACCTTCGAGAAAAACTAAATAGGCAGAATGAAGAATCAGATCTGAAATGGCTGATGAGTAACAAGAAAGGTCGAAGGATCGTATGGAGGATGTTGGATCAGGCAGGAGTTTTTAGGCTTAGTTTCAGTCAGAATTCAATGCAGATGGCATTTAACGAAGGAAACAGAAACAGCGGACTAAGAACAATTTCGATGATTCACCAGACTTGCTCAGACTTGTATCAGGTAATGCTAAAGGAACAAAATGACACAAACAGAATCATTGATGACAACACCAGCACCAACCAATAACGCTGCTGTTGCATCGACTGAATCTCCAACAGGAGATGTATCAAATGCGGTTGTGACTCAAGACCAGCCAGTTGCAGATGCAACTGAGACTGGCAATACAGAGGGCGACAGTAAGGATGCTCCAAAGACCGAAGCGGTTGGCGCACCAGAAAAGTATGAATTCAAAGCCCCAGAAGGCAAGAATTTTGACAACGAAGTCATTTCGACATATTCGGAAGTTGCCCGTGAATTGAACTTGAGCCAGGCTTCCGCGCAGAAGATGTTAGACACACTTGGTCCAAAACTCGCTGAAAGGCAGATGGCTCAGATCGATTCCATTCGACAAGGATGGGTTGATTCGTCACGAATTGATAAGGAATTCGGCGGAGAGTCGCTCGACAAAAATATGTCGGTTGCGAAGAAAGCGTTGGACACATTTGGGACACCTGAACTGCGAACGGTATTAAATCAATCTGGTCTAGGGAATCATCCTGAAGTCATCAGGTTTTTCTATAGAGCAGGAAAATCAATTAGTGAAGATGGTTATGTCGGTCCGTCAAGTGGCTCAGGTTCAAAGGGACAACCACAAGACTTTGCATCACAAGCGTCAATGCTTTATTCAAATCAAAAATCTTAATTTTAAGGAAACTTTTTTATGGCAACACTTTCAACAACAAATTTAACTCTCGCTGACTGGGCGAAACGACCTGATCCAAACGGATCTGTTCCAGTCGTGGCTGAACTCCTCTCGCAAACAAATGAAATTCTTCAGTACGCAGTTTTTAAGGAAGGCAATTTGCCGACTGGCGAACGCGTTGTAATCCGAACAGGATTGCCAACCGTGTACTGGAGAGCATTGAATCAAGGCATTCCAAGTAGCAAGTCAACGACTGCACAAGTTGACGAAGCATGTGGAATGCTTGAAGCCCGTTCAGAAGTGGACAAGGATCTTGCAATGCTCAATGGCAATACGGCTCAGTTCCGTTTGTCCGAAGACACTGCGTTCTTGGAAGCAATGAACCAAACACAGGCAACGACAATGTTCTACGGCAACCCAACCACCGAACCAAAGTCCTTCCTTGGATTGGCTGGTCGATACTCAAGTCTGTCGGGCGGAAACGCAACAAATGTTATTACCGCTGGCGGTAGTGGCTCTGACAACACTTCGGTGTTCTTGGTTTGCTGGGGCGACAATACCGTGTATTGCCCATTCCCCAAGGGTTCAAAGGCTGGTTTGATCCATGAGGATCTTGGCGAACAAACCGTGTTTAACAGTGACAGTCGCATGCAAGCGTATGCAACTCGTTACCAATGGAAGAACGGTCTCGTTGTCAAGGACTGGCGCTATGTTGTTCGTATTCCAAACATTGATGTCAGTGATTTGATTGGTCAAACTGGTACTCAGGCTTCAACGGCTGCTACAAACATCATCAAGTTGATGGCAAGAGCAATCTACCGCATCCCAAACATGTCAATGGGTCGATGTACATTCTACATGAACCGCACCGTTCACAGTGGCATGGCTTTGGCAGCGTTGGACAAGAGTAGTGCTGTGTTGAAAATCAACGAAGGTCTCACTCAGTTTGGTCAACCACATAGTTGGTTGACATTCCTTGGCGTTCCACTTCGCAAGGTTGATTCTTTGCTCAACACAGAAGCCGTTGTCTCATAATTCAAATTTTACAAAAGGAAAAAACACAAAATGATTACTGATAATTTTCTAAGACTTTCTGGTTCACTTACGGCTGGTTCTGCAACTGGTCAAGCCGTCACTACTACCGCAAATTCAACCAATGTTGTCGATCTTTCGCTTGCGCGAGATATTGGCGAAGGCATGGATTTGTATGTGCAATTTACCGTTGGAACTGCATTTACCGCAGCAGGTTCGGCTACTTTGACTCCAACAGTTGTTGTTTCTGCTGCTGATAGTCTTACAACGCCAACCACAATTGGTACTGCTGGAACTATTGCGGTTGCAACTCTTGTTGCTGGTTACACATTTGTAGTTCGTTTGAATCCACAAATTGCTTCGCTTGGCTTGCGTTACTTGGGAGCAATTTATACTGTTGCCACTGGACCAATGACTGCTGGAACAATGACAGCAGACATTGTTACTGACATTCAAGACGGCAAGAAGTTCTACGCATCTGGTTTCACTGTTCTTTAATTTAAGGAGATTTTATGGCAAAAGTAAAAGCAAAAGTCACATGTTTCATTGACAACTCCCTCCGCAATGAGGGAGATGAATTTGAATACAACGGTCCAAAAAACACGAATGTCGAAATTATCGACGGGACTGAATTTGAAAAGACCGAAGTTAAAGTGGATGACACTCAAGTTGCAAAACAAAAGTGGACTCCAAAAAACAAGACTGTTGCTTCTTCGGCTGACTAATCTCGTTTGTAAAGATTCATACGAGCGAGGGGAGTCGATGAGAAATCACGGCTCCTCTCGTTTTCATAAGGAGGTTCGATGGCTAGTGTTGTAGATATTTGTAACCTTGCGTTGGCTCATATTGGTGACGATGCAACGGTTTCGAGCATTGATCCTCCTGAAGGATCTTCACAAGCCGAACACTGCAAGCGTTTCTATGCAATTGCAAGAGACACAATGCTCCAAATGCATAATTGGAACTTTGCTTCAAAGCGCATATCGTTGGCTCAAGTTACGAACCCAATAACCGAATGGCTGTATGCATACGCTGCTCCTTCAGATATGTCTGTTGCCGTTTCAATTTTGGCTTCAGATGCTGGTGATGATTACTCGGCTCGTTTTGTTCCAACCGATACACCTTTCTTTCCGCCAGTGGTTGCGGCTGGGCAGTACACACCTCAACCATATTCAATTGAAGTTGACACTATTGGCAACAAAGTCATTTACACAAATCAAGAAAGTGCCGTGCTTCGGTATCAGGCTTTAATTACAGATCCAACAAAGTTTGATGCGTTGTTTGTTCTGTCTTTGAGTTGGCATCTTGCAAGCATGCTTGCAGGTCCAGTCATCAAAGGAGATGCAGGATCTGCTGAAGCAAAGCGTTGCATTCAGATGATGGCTGGATACTTGCAAGCGGCGAAGCAATCTGATTCAAATCAAAGGAACATCAGGGTCGAGCATGTTGTTTCGTGGACAAGCGGACGCTAATGCCAACAACCAGAACATTCAATCGTTCATTTGCTGGTGGCGAATTGTCGCCAGAAATGTTTGGTCGTATTGATGATCAAAAGTTTCAGACTGGTGCTGCAAAGATGCGGAATTTTATTGCGTTGCCGCAAGGTCCTGCCGTAAACCGACCAGGGACAAAGTTTGTACGCGCAGTCAAAGACAGCACCAAGAAGACTCGACTCATTCCATTTACATACAGCACCACGCAGACAATGGTTCTTGAGTTTGGTGAGGGCTACATTCGATTCCACACGCAGGGCGAAACATTGCTTGTAGGAACCCCAAGCGCATTCAGCGCAACAAAGACAATTACGGCTGTTGATATTGCCACAGATACCGTGACAAGCAACGCGCACGGTTATGCAAACGCAACGCCAATTCAAATTGCAGCCACCACAACAATTCCAGTGGGCTTGTTGGCTCTTACAACTTATTATGTTGTTGGGGCAACCGCAAACACATTTCAATTCTCTTTGACTGTTGGTGGAGCGGCAATTGACATTAAAAGTGTTGGTGCTGGAACAATTACCACAAATCAAGTTTATTCTTTGGGTGATCTTGTAAGTTACGGCGGTTCAAATTATTACTGCATTCTTACATCGACAAATAATTTGCCGACCAATGTCACATATTGGTTCTTGATTTCAAGTCCTGCCTACGAAATTCCAAGTCCATACTTGGAAGCGGATTTGTTTGACATTCACCATGTTCAGTCGGTAGATGTGTTGACATTGGTTCATCCGAATTATCCTCCACGCGAACTGAGAAGACTTGGACCAATTCAGTGGACTTTGGTCAGCATTCCATTTACTCCAGCCGTATCAAGTCCAACTGGTGTCGCAGTCGCAGCATCCTTTGGTGAGAGATTTGACATTGTTTCTATTTCACAAGCAAGTCCAGGGTCAATTGTGTGTTCTTCTCAACATCAATTTGTCAAGGGTGATTCGGTGTATATCAGTAATGTTGGTGGAATGACCCAATTAACAACAGGATTTTATGTTGTGAATACTGAAGGAGCCGCCGCATTAACGGTAAAGGATTACGCAACTGGCGTACCTGTAGACACAACTTCATATAGTCCATATACAAGTGGCGGCAAAATTGAATATGGAACAAAGATATTTGACATAGTAAACTCATATGTTGTTACTGCTATTGCCGCAAACGGAGTTGATGAGAGTCTTGCATCCGCAAGCGTAAGCGTGACAAACAATTTGTATGTGAATGGTGCTTTTAACACAATTACTTGGTCTGCGGTTACTGGCGCTATTCGATACAACATCTACAAAATTCAATCTGGCTTGTATGGATACATTGGTCAGACTCAGGCTTTGTCATTTACCGACAACAACATTGCGCCTGATATGGGAATCACAACTCCAATTGTTGAAACGGTTTTTAATAGTGCCAACAATTACCCTGGAGCCGTTTCGTACTTTGAACAACGCAGAGTGTTTGCAGGAACAACCTACGCTCCACAGCAATTGTGGATGACACGGTCAGGGACTGAAAGTGACATGTCATACCACTTGCCCGTAAAAGATGACGACAGAATTTCGTTTAAGGTTGCGGCGCGTGAAGCAAATACCATTCGGCACATTATTCCGCTGCAACAATTGATGTTGTTGACCAGCGCAGCCGAATGGCGTGTGTCACCAGTGAACAGCGATGCGATTACGCCAACCACGATTTCAGTTCGACCTCAGTCTTACATTGGCGCAAACAATGTGCAGCCATCAATTATCAATAACAGCATGGTCTATTGCGCGGCGCGTGGCGGTCATGTGCGGGAATTAGGATACTCATGGCAGTCCAACGGATACATCACGGGAGATCTTTCACTTCGAGCAGCGCACCTGTTTGACAATTACGAGATTTCTGACATGTGCTACAGCAAGTCTCCGCATCCAATAATTTGGTTTATTTCATCAACTGGATATTTGTTGGGGTTGACTTATGTTCCAGAGCAACAGATTGCTGCTTGGCATTGGCATGACACGGACGGCACATTTGAAAGTTGTGCCAATGTTGCCGAAGGAGCAGAAGACCATGTGTATGTTGTTGTCAAGCGAACAGTTAACGGCAACTCTGTTCGATATGTTGAGCGAATGTCATCAAGTGCATTTGATTCTCTCGATGATTGTTTCTTTGTGGATTCAGGGTTGACATATGACGGGAACAACACGACCGCAACAACTGTGACCGTGTCAGGTGGAACTCTTTGGGGACCAACCGAATTACTGACAATAACGGCATCGACTCCAATCTTTGCGTATCCAGCGCTGACAGATATTGGGGATGCGTTTGTATTTACGGCAACTGACGGAACACAATACAGGCTGACAATTGAAGGATGCTCATCAACGACCGTTGTTCAGGCTCGATCTGACAAGGTTCTAGCGGTGGCGTTCCGCAATGTGCCTATCTCAAATGGCGCATTTGCAAGAAATTCTGTTGTAGGTCTTTCACATTTGGAAGGAAAGACCGTTTCTATATTGGCTGACGGAGCCGTCATGCCAAGCAAAGTTGTCGTTGGCGGATCAGTTTCAATTGATCGAGCGGCAGTCAAAATACATGTTGGCTTGCAATACTTCAGCGACTTGCAGACCCTGCCGCTGGCAATAAACATCGAAGCCTTTGGTCAGGGTCGAGTCAAGAACATCAATCAGGCTTGGGTTCGAGTGTTCCAATCAAGCGGTCTGTTTGTTGGACCTACCGCTGACAAGTTGACCGAAGCCAAGATGAGAACGAACGAACCGTATGGATCACCGCCATCGTTGCGTTCCGACGAGATTAGCGTCAACATCACACCGACATGGGCGCAGGGCGGTCAAATCTATATTCGTCAGGCTGATCCACTTCCATTGACGATTGTCGGTGTAACCATTGAAGCGGTTGTTGGGAGTTAAAAATGAGCAATTACTATTCTCCATCATCTCAGTTTTATTCACCAACCTTTGATTCTGGGAACAGTGGTTTTTACAATGGTTCATCAGCACAAAGTGGGTTTACTGAATTTGATCCTAGCGGTGCGGCAATCCCATCGTCTGGTATGGATGCCGCTGGAGCGTTTCAGGTGGCTGGCGGAATTATGGCGATCTTTGGCGCGGCAAACAGTGCCATCGGGACTTTCTACCAAGCCCAAAGCGCACAGAATCAACTGAAGGTTCAGGCTCAGAACGAACGGTTCCAATCGCAGATGTCTGCCATCAACGCCAAGAGCGCCGAGTTTAGCGCCCAGCAGAGCCTCTTGGCTGGCGAGAAACAGATTGGGCAGTACACAATGAGGGCTGGTCAACAGAAGTCGTCAGCGGTCGCCTCAATGGCTGCAAGAGGCATTCAAGGTGGAGTTGGATCTGCCAAGGAAGTCATTGGCAGTATGGACATTGTCAAGGAAATCGACAGGCTGACGATGTCTGCAAGCAATGTTCGTCAGGCTGAGGCACTTAGAAATCAAGCCATGAACTACCGCAACCAGTCCATTATGTCTGGTCTGTCAGCCGACAACCTCAACACCAGCGCGGGGACAATTTACCCAGGGCTTGGCATGGCGACCAGCCTGATTGGAAGCGCAACAGACATTGGTGGAAACTGGGCAAGAGACAACAGGCTTGAACAGTTACTTATCGCACAGTCAACCAAGAGATTCTAAATGCCAACAGTACCAACATCATTTGTCCCTCAAGTTTCTCCACAGGGTGATGGAGGAATGGTTCCACTTCAGGCTCCTCCAGTTGAAGGTGTACGCAACGCATTGCCAGAGCAGCAGATTCGATTTGGCGAGGCAATGAGAAGTGCTGGAAATGTTTCCTTTCGAATTGGTCAGCAGTTGCAGGATTCGATTGACGAGGCGGCTGCAAAGGCTGCCGATGTGGAACTATCACAGTTCTCAAATAACATTCTTCGTGGCAAGGATGGATATCTCGGTCTTCAGGGTAAAGACGCGGACACAAGATACGAAGAGACAAACAGCGCAATCCTTTCTGCCGCAAATGGCATTCAATCAAGACTAAAAAACAAGACTCAGGTTGAACTGTTTAATCAATCTGCGTCTCGAAACATTGTTCAGTTTCAGGGTCAGATGGGCGCACATTGGAACAATGAAGTTCCTAAATACTTGGCGATGGAATCGAACGCCCGTGCAATTCAATCGAGTCAAGACGCAATAAATTCGTATTCATTTTCAGAAGCAGGATATGTAGAAAGTACTGCAAAGGCTGAAGCGGAAACTGCAAAGGGATTGTCTCATCTTGGAATCTATAAGGGATCTGCTCAATATGAACAGTCAATGAAAAAGGTGCGTTCTGGAATTACGGCTGGAGTTGTCAGCAGGTTAATGGATGAAAATTCTTATCAAGATGGTTTGTATTATTTAGAAGAGCAAAACAAATCAAAGTTGATTGACGAGCCAACATATCAATCGTTGCGTTCTGGATTGATTGCAAACAGAGATCGGCAGATGCGTATTGAATTAACTTATGCCATTAGGAATGGCTATCCACTTACAACACCTTCTGGAACTGGAAACTATTCAACTCCAGTTGTTGGAGGAGAGATTGTAAGTTTTAGCGAAAATGAATACACCAAAGACGGGAAAAAAGTTTTATCAGGATTGACATTAGAAGTAGGTTCTGGGACACAAATTAGATCACCTGGCAGATCTACAGTAGAAGATTACACAGAGGGTAGTAGCACCGTTACCCTTAGAAATGAAGATGGAACTCAATTTCACTTCCAAGGAATTGTCCCCTTAAACATAAAGAATGGAGACAAAATTGCCCGTAATCAAATTATTGGTGTGGCAATGGATGATAAAGAAAATCCTGGAAAAGCAAATCTTACATATTCATTTACAAAAGATGGAAAATTAAAAGATCCGCAAAATGCAAATGTTCTTGTAGAGAATGTAGATGTTCCAAAAACAAATACACTTCAAGATCAACTTGCTCGTGCAAGGCAAATTCCAAATTTAGAAATGAGAAACCAAGTTGAATCGTCACTTAGGCAGGAGTATGCACAAGATGTTAATGCGTTTAACAAAGCATACAACGATCTTAAATTTCAAATTTACAACATGTATGCCGCTGGGACTGACATTCCTAAAGAAATGTTTGCAGCCCTTAGTCCAGAGGATCGAAAAGAGTTTGATGCTAAAAAACTTGAGTCGTCCTCTTTAGATGCAAAACTTGCAATTGCTACGGCTGGAGGTGCAAATCAAGATTTGTTAATTCAATATGGAACGAAACTGACAAAGCAAGATCGTTTGGTTTATTTGAATCAAATGAACACCGCAGGATCATCACCAGCATCTTTTGATCAAGACACATTTAGTTTGTTGCTTCGTCAAAATGGATTTGAAGAATTAGATAACCCAAAAGGAGATAAAGACAAATTAAGAGCATTGCAAATTCGCAACGCTGTTAACACAAGAATTCAAATGCAAAAAGAATCTACTGGAAAAGATCCTTCTTTTAAAGAAAAGCAAGAAATAATGATGAAAATTTTGACTGATAAATCATATGTTCCAGGTGGATGGTTTACAGATTCAAATGTCGCAGATGTTTTATTAACAAAGAAACAAAGAGAATCTGCGTACAAAAATGTACTTGGGAGGAAAGTTCCAATTGAGAAATACGAAGAAATAACCAACATTCTTGCTGGACAGAAAGCAGAAATTACAGAAGAAAATGTTTTAAAGATGCTAGAAGGACCCAAATGATTAACCAGCCAGAATTAGAAACCATTGATTCGTCAATGACTTCTCCACCAAAAGATGTCTTGAGTTACTCCGTGTCTCAAAACCCAGTTGCAAGTGAACTTGATGGCGATTCAATTGACAGTTCAATACAAAATGCGCTAACAGAAACCGCGTCAAATCAAAGCAAGAAGACACCAATTTCAATTCCAGTTCAAGAGTTAACTCCAATTGAAAGGGCTGTGAATGAATACGCCCAAATAAATAACGCAAGAAACAAAACGGCTTTAAATCAATCCCTTGTTTCTGCTTCTGCCAAAGATCCAGATACGGCTGCAAAGTCTCAGGCTCTTGCTACAAGTTTGAATGTCTCTACTGGGGTTGTTGACTTTGACATTGAACTTGCAAAGAGACAAAGGCTTTTGAGACAAGCGGAGGCAATGAAACTTGCCGAAAAATATCCGTCACTAGCAAGAAGTTTTTTAAATCAAGACTTTGCCGCAATTGCACATGATGACATTGACAATCTTGCAAAGACTTCGGACATATCGAGAAGGCTGATAGCAACAGAGAAATCGCCATCTGATTCACTCCCACTAGAATTTGATCCAATAAGGACGGCAAATTATTACGCAACCAATACATTGGAAGGATTTAAATCTGATTGGGAACGAGGTTACAAGTCTGGCGACATAACTGACAGATCATCAAAGTTAGGATATTCAGCATTCACAGCGCCAGGTTCTGAATCAAGAGATGCATATATTTTTCAGGCTGAAAATCTAAAAAGTAAAACAGAAGAATATCTTGGAACTTGGACTGAAAGTCTTGCAGAACTTGCGGGGCAAATGGCTCCAATGACCGTAGAAGCCGCAGCAACTGGCGTTGTTGCTTCGGGTGGAGCCGCGCTTGTTGCTTCTATTTTCCCTCCTGCTGAACTCCCTCTTGTCCCTGGTGCTTTTGCGGCTGGATTTGCTGGGTCAATGAGTTATCAATCTTATGAAATTGAAACTGGTGCTTCTTATCTTGACCTAAGAAAAGGAGATGAAGATTACGATCCAATGTCGCATGAAGAGGCTGCGGCTATAGCGCCAACCATTGGGTTAATAAATGCTGTTTTAGAAACTGCTTCTAACTTTTTCTTTTTTATTCCAGGAGCCAAACTTGCAAATTATGCATTAAAAAAGACAGTGAAAGAAACGGTGTCTAAAAGCCTCAGAAAGGCAACCGTTGGGAAACTCGCAAGGTCTGCTGCAGTCCGTGTTTTAAAAACTGGATCACTTGAAACAGTAACGGAAGTCCTGCAAACAATTGTGCCAAAGATAGTGCGAGAAGCCAATGTTCCTGAAGGTCGTATGTCTGCATTTGATACTGAAGAAGGCAGAAAAAGATTTGCAGATGAAATTGCTGTAACTATTGAAAAAACTTTTAAAGGTGCTTTTTTACTTGGTCTTATTCCTGGCGGTGCTAAATTTATTCACGAAAGATCAATTTTTAATGAATCAAAGAATCAACAAGAAGATATTACAAATCTTATTAATATCGCAAAAGAATCAAAAGTAAATAAACGAAGCAAGACCACATACAATTCTTATCTTGCTCAACAACTTTCTGGAGAGTCTCTACACATAGGTGTAGATCAATTTGAACAGATAAGAAAAAAGAGTGAAGTAAGTCTTGAGGAACTTGAAAAGATAATCCCTGGCATTACCAAACAGGTCGCAGAGGCAAAGGCTTCTAGCAGTGATATTGTAATTCCAACATCTTTGTATTTGTCAGAACTTATTGATACTGAATTTGGCGTTTCAATTCGCAACGATATCCGCGCAGATGCAGAAGGAATGAGTATTAATGAGATTGCTGAATCGCAAGAGTTCTTAAAGGAGTTGAAGTCAATAAACAAACAGGCAGTTGAAGACTTCAAGAAAACGAATAAGGACTGGGCAGAAAGTGCTGGGAACATTGAAGAAGAGGTGTTTGCAAAAATCAAGGCTGCTGGTAATTACACAGAAGAAGAAGCCCGTATGCTTGCCCAATGGCATCGAGATACTGCGGTAGTTCTTGCGTCAAGATTTGGAATGACACCAGAAGAATTCAACGCAAAGTTTGGGCTGTCAATTGAAAGTGCATATACGCCAGAGCAACAGGCTCCAGCGCAAGGATCGCTTGAGCAAGCGCAGGTTGCCAAGATGGATTCCGACTACATAGCCGCGGTTGAGAGCGGTGATGTTGAGACGCAACAACGCATGGTTAATGAGGCTGCAACAAAAGCCAATCTAACAGAAGCATTTCATTCTACAAAGTCTAAAGGTGAAATTTCAGAATTTCGTACTAGGACATCGTCAATTAACACAATGGGAATTCTTGGAGAAACAGAAGTAACAAGAGAAGCCGCATTTTTTACAGAAGAAGAAGCCTTTGCAAATGCGTTTGGGAAAAATGTTAAAAAGTATTTTTTAAACACGCAAAATATTTATGACGCAATGTCATATGCAAATGATCAAAATATAAGATCAAGTTTTATTGAGTGGCTGGGTGAAGATGTCCCATCATCTGATCCAGAATCCGAACTTAATTTAACAGAAAAAGCGAAATATGCACAAAACATGTGGCAATTTCTTGATGGAGAACTAGGAAAGCAATTTAGAACTTTTTTAGAAAGCAAGGGATATAGCGGAATTAAGTTTGATGAAGAAACTACAAGTAGTTCTGGAGATGTTGTTGGGGGAACAACAATTGCAATTTTTAATCCTCAAGATATTAAATCAGCAGATTCAATTACCCGTGATGAATCTGGAAAGGTTGTTCCATTATCGCGTCGATTTAATTTGTCAAGTCCAAACACATTCGAGCAAGCATCACGCGCAGACCTAGGATTGGGACAACAGGTTGCTCCTGCTCCTGACAGCGGTGTATTTGACGCAAACAACCCACCAGTTTCAAGCGAGGCAATCTTTGCGCTGATGGATGCAGATGGAAAAATCTACTACGACATCAATGCAACGATGCACGGCGATCTTGTCGAAACATTTCCTGACATAACGGATACGGTCATTGACGGCGGCTTCATTGTCAATGGCAAGTACATGATGGGAAAATCTGATGGTGGCTATTCCGCATTTGAGGGTGAACAAAAACAAATTGACGCAGTTCGCAATTTTACGGAACAGGCGAACACGCAAGGGTTCCAAGAATCCAATTACCGTCCAGCCGTAGTTGCGTGGGCAAAGGAAAAATTTGGAGACCGCACAGCGCCCGATGGCTCGACCGTGTGGCAAAACTTTACCGAGTGGTTTGGAGACAGCAAGGTTGTTGACGCTGAAGGTAAGCCAATGGTGGTTTATCACTCTACAAGTGCTAAGCAATATTTTGAAGAGTTTAAGCCTGGATATAGCGGTGTTTATGGTCGCGGAATTTATATGTCATCCAGTATTGAAAGTACCAATGTTCTTGCAAGTGGCACATATAACGACAGAAATTACGACAACACTAGAATTTTTCCTTTGTTTGCATCAATTAAAAACCCGCTTGTTGTCAATCAAACTGAATTTCAAGATCAAGTTGCAGCAGCCGTAAATATTACTCCAGAAGAATTATCACAAAAAATTTCCGAAGGAAGAGCAATAAGAAATGATGCTTTTCCAATGGGATTAGAAGAAAAAGATATATACACAAAACTTTTGCAAGACGCAGGGTTTGACGGAGTTGAAGTACAATTTAAAAATTATCGAGATGGTGTTCCAGAAGGTCAAGTAGTTGAATCGTATTTCGTTGCCTTTGAACCTGCCCAAATCAAATCAGCCATAGCCAACGCAGGACAGTTCAGCGCAACCGATCCGAACATATTGAGGCAAGCAGCGGTTCGTCAAACGGCAATGCCATCTGTGACGACAATAAATCCTGTCAGCCCAATTGGACTTGCTGTTGCTTCTATTCCTGCAACTGGAGTCGAATCTATTAAGGACTCTAATACTTTTTTCAAAAAAGTATGGAAAAAACTATTAATTGCTACAGGAAAGCAAATCCGATCAAAGTCTGATGAATCAGTAAAAGCAGTAGCAAAAATGGCTGTTGCCGACATGCAAGGATTTGTAGGTGATAATCCTCAATTTGCCAACTACTACAGTCAGGATTGGATAAAGACAAGAGTGTTGCTTGACGATTACGCTGGTCGTCCAATTACAAATGACGAATTTTTGATGTTTCGCGTCATTGATGGATTGACTTCTCCAAATACGATGTTGCCATCAAATATTTCCGATACGGTCAAAATGTGGACCCATTGGATGAATAAAGAATCGTTTGATGAATTCCTTTTAGGACCAAAACCAATTACAGGAACTTCAGTTGTTTTTGAATCCGCAGAGTCTATTAGCGGAACTACTGCAAATGTAAAAGTCAGAACTGTAAAAATTGTCGCCAATTTAGTTAAAGAACTTGGTTCTGTAAAGGCTGCTATTGATTATTTGAGAGAGCCAGTCACCGTCAAAGAATTACATGCGGTCAACAAAACTCTTGGTTACGCTGGCAATGTTTCTAACATCGGAAACATTCGTGCGCTTGTACAGATGGCAACTGGTCAAGACACATTGATTCCTCGCATGTTTATCTTTGGACAGAAGGTCGGGGCATACACTCTCAACTCAATTGGCGACGAAAGATTTACGACCGTAGACATTTGGGAATCGCGTTACATTCGTTCTTTTTTTTCTGGAATGTTTGAAAATGAAATAGGATTGCCAGTTGACGAAAAAGAACATAACACATTTGTTCGGTTCGGTTATGCGTTTAAAGACGAAATGGAGAGGGTTACTGGAAAAACTTGGACTCCGTCATCTTTGCAAGCACTTAGATGGTTTTACATTATTGCTGCAACAAGGTCGGCTGGATACTCTAAAGCCAGCACAAGCGAGACGATAAGTACATACACGAACAGAGTCCTACAATCAACATTCGACTATGATCAACCAAGAGAAACAAATGCCACCAATTCAACCACAACCCCGCCAAGAAGAATTGAACCAAAAAAATACGAACGAAACATCGACAGAGATCTTGATGCAAAGGGAATCACCGACCCCAAGCAGCGAAGAGAATACACCCAACAATCTTGGATTCGATTCGCAAGAAGTAACAGAGTTGTGGATGAAGTGGGCTTCCAGTTTGACACCGACAGATCTGGAGTACCTCGACGATCAGGGACTCTAAGCGGTCTTGCGACTGTTGCTACGCACACACCTGGGGTAAGGCTAGTTGATGCTCTTGCAAAGGCAGGAGTCAACACACAACCATATGTTGAACTAGAGCCGACAACGGAAGGGGTAAAAACTTTTTCTGATCTTGTTCGCAAGGTAAACGCAAACAGCAAATTTGGTACAGCCGTTTATGTGTATTCGGATGCCGATTACGCAAAGAAGCGGCTCTTTATTTCAGAGTCTGGAAAATCTGGGTTTGCTTTGTCTCCAGACGGAGACATTGTAAGTGTGTTTTCAGAATCAGGTTCACGCGAAGGTCGCGGCGCAATGATCCTAGCAACTCAGATGGGCGGCACAAAACTTGATTGCTTTGACACAATATTACCTGGATACTACGCAGCCCACGGATTTAGGGCTGTAGCAAGAGTCCCATGGAGCGATGAATTCACTCCTGCTGGATGGGATTTTAATGCGTTTGGACAATACAACGGAGGTCGTCCAGATGTTGTCTATATGGTTTATGAAGAAAAATATTCAAAGCCATATTCCAATACAGATGGCGTTGTAGTTTCAAATCCTGATGAAGCAGTTGCAATACAAACCAAAGACATTAAAACGGAAGCGGATCGTGCTGCAACAAGCAAAGCAAGGTATGCACAATTAGTTCGACCTCCTAGTACGGAGTTTGCACAGTCCGCTCAAAACAAACCAGCAAGAGGATTCTTCAATCCAAAGCAACTAAAAATGATGCTTGGCAGTAAGTCTGACTTTACTACATTCATCCACGAACTTGCACATTACAACTTGACGGTACTTGGTCGGATTGCTTCTGATCCACAATCTCCATCTCAAATTAGAGAGGATATGGATACGACACTTTCTTGGTTTGGAATTGCTGGAGAGACTCCAGAGCAAAGACTTGCGAACTGGAACGCAATGACTTTGGAAGAACAGAGACCGCATCACGAAACATTTGCATACAACCACGAAATATATTTGTCAGAAGGCAAATCACCAAGCATTGAAATGCAGGGTGTGTTTGAACGATTCAGTCAATTCGTCAAGAGAATCTACATTTCAATTCGCGACGACCTGAACGCCATATACAAACAGGAATTCGGGACAGATCTTCCAATGATGACTGGAGAGATCCGCAGGGTCATGGACAGAATGATTGCAACCGATGAGCAAATTCGTTCTGCCGAAGAGCGAAGAAATATGGAGGACACTTTCAGGGATCAAGAATTATCTGGAATGGATGATGCTCAATGGGCTTCATACCAGCAGATGAGAGCGGAAGCCACACAGAAATCAGTGTCGGAATTGAACGAGCAAAGTCTTGCTGCGACAACATGGGCTTCAAGGCTGAAGGCTAATAAAGTCAAGGAAATACAAGCCGAGCAAGAAGAACTCCGCAGTGAAATTCGCAAGCAGGTCAAGAAGGAAGTTGAGTCTCGAAATGTGTATCGAGCAATCAAGTTTCTCAAGTATGGAATTTTGCAGACGGCTGGAGGCGAAGAAGTTGAATTTACTGGTTCAAACAAATTGAACACGAATGCAGTCAAACTTATGGTTCCTAAAGAGAACATGGATAAGTTTGGATCTGGCAAGAATGGAATGGTTGCCCTTGACGGATACCACCCAGACATTGTTTCAGAAAGATTTAACTATTCATCTGGCGACGAACTTATCCTTGCAATTCTTGACGCAAAGCCAATGGATGAGGTCATTGATGGGATCACCGAAGATCGTATGGAAATTGAAAACGGTGAACTCAATTCTCCACAGGCTATCGAAGCGGCTGCTGACAAGGCAGTCCATAACGAGGCAAGAGTCAAACTCGTTGCCGTCGAACTGCGGTGGCTGAGCAAGGCAACCCAGCCAGTTCGTGCAATGATTGCAGCGGCAAAGTCTGTCGCAAAGCAGATGCTTGAGACCAAGAGGCTTCGAGACATCAAGCCAGGAGATTACGCATCCGCAGCGGCAAGGGCTGCCAAAGAATCGCAGACTGCATATTTCGCCACCCAAAGCGCAGAGACGGCAGCCAAGACCGCTTACACGCGTCACTACAACAAGATGATCGCTGAGGGGGCTGAAGAAGCGAAAGCCGTTGAGATGGCAACCAAGGTCTCTGATGAGGCACTGGCAAAGGCAGAGTCTCGGTCAGAGGCACACAAGAAGAAGTACGGCAAGATGAAGCCGAGCGAGGTTGCGGCACAGGCAAAGCGTTCCCAACTCCTACAGGAGCAGTTGGCGCTGGAGGCAAATGATGCACTTGACCAAGTTAAGAAGTCGCTCAAGTACCTGAGGAATGTCCTCAGCGACAAGAATGTGCAGAAGATTGGCGCAGACAATTCAGATCAGATTGCTCTTCTTTTAGAACGATTTGAGTTGAAGAACATTTCATTGAAAGAAATGGATAAGCGGACTTCTCTTGCCGATTGGATTGCAGGTCAGTTGGAATTAGGTCTTGAAGTTGACATTTCTAAAGAACTCGTTGATCAAGCAAATAAAATCTCTTATCGAAATCTGACGCTAAGTGAATTCAATGATTTGGTCGATGCGGTCAAGACAATCGAGTACATGGGCAAGAATGAAAACGCAGTTCTTACTGCCGCAAAGAAGGCTGCGTTCAAAGAGACAAGAGACGAGATAGTCAAAAGCATTAAAGAAAACGCTGGAGACAGAAAGGCAAGTACACGAACACCTAAATCAGGAACAATTGGTGTATTTACTAATCAAGTAACAAGATTTCTTGCAGCGCAATTTAAGGCTGCATCTATTGTAAGAATTTTGGATGGAGGAAAAGATGATGGGCTTCTATGGAATTATTTGATTCGACCTGCAAATAAACGCGGCGACAAAGAAACGACTATGAAGGCAACTGCTACGGAAGCAGCATCAAGATTCTTAACCCATTTTTTAAATCTGGAAAAATGGGTGGAAAAGGAAAATTCTTTGTTTCTGTAAATGAAAGCCTGAACAGAGAAGAAAAACTTGTTATTGCATTGAATATGGGAAATGAAGGAAATATCCAAAGAATGCTTGATGGATATGGATGGACTATTGAACAGGTTATTCCAATTCTTGAGTCAATGACAACAGAAGAATTGAACGCCGTACAAGAAATTTGGGATCTTTTTGGAACATACAAAAATGAAATTTCAGCCAAGTCAAGAAGGATTTATGGCAAGGATCTTGATTTTATTGAGCCAACTCCAATTCAAATAAAGTCTTCTAGTGGTGAAATTGTAAGTTTGAGGGGTGGCTATTACCCAGCAAAATATGATCCGATGGCAAGTCTTGCGGCAGAAAATTACAACGAAGCAGAAAAGGCAAAAGACTTGCTACGAGCAGCGCACATCAGCGCAACAACAAGTCGCGGATACTCAAAGCAACGAGCAGCAAAAGTAGTTGATCGACCACTTATTAGAAATCTTTCTGCGCTTTACTCTGGACTGAATGAAGTCATTCACGATCTTTCGTGGCATGAATGGACAATTGATGCCAACAAACTTATGCGTGACAATGCATTTGACAAAGAAATTCGAGAGAGATACGGTCCAGCGTTTAAGGATCAATTGAAGTCTTGGATTAAAGATGTTGCCGCTGGCGAAAAGGGTATGGATACAGATGCTGACATTGCATTGAATTTTTTGCGACAAGGAATTAGTTCGGCTGGACTTGGATTTAATCTTCAAAGTGCAGTACTTCAGATTACTGGTTTTAATCAAAGCGTTGTTCGAGTTGGTCCAAAATATATTGGCTATGGAATTATGCAGGTAATGAAGCGCGGAACAGGTGCTTTTCGAGAAGTCAACGAACTTTCTGATTTTATGGCAAACAGGTCAAGGACTCAATTCAGAGAGTTAAATGAACTTAGGAATCAAGTTCAGGGTCAAAGCGCTGCAATGAAACGAGTCAGAATGGGTACATATTTTCTAATGATGAAAATGCAGCGGAGTGTAGATGTCCCAACATGGATTGGTGCATACGCAAAGCAACTTGAAATAAATCCAGATGAACAACTAGCAATAGACATTGCAGATCAAACTGTTATTGATACGCAGGGTTCTGGTATGGTTAAAGACCTTTCTGCCATTGAACGGGGTGGCGCTGGAACAAAATTATTTACTGTGTTTTATGGATACATGAACACCGTGTACAACATGGCTGCTGTTGAAACAATGACAGAAAAGAAGCGGGGCAAACTGGCTGCTAAATATGTAATGCTTTTTGTTGTCCCAGTTGTTTTAAGTTATGCGCTAAAACAACTTCTCAAACCCAAAAAAGATGACGACGATGAATTTGATTTGGAGCAATTGTCAAAAGATCTTTCAATTGAGCAGATTGAATATCTGATGGGAACAATGGTTGTTGCAAGAGAATTCTCGCAAATTGCTAGGACGATGATTGACCCTTCAGCGCCAAGTATGGGATACAGCGGACCTGCTGGACTTAGAACTATTAAAGATACATACACGGCGGCAACGCAGATTGGTCAGGGCGAATTTGATAGTGCATTTAGAAAAAGCGCAATTAATCTTATTGGAGATATAAGTGGTCTCCCATCGGCTCAGGTCAACAGAACGATTGATGGGATCGAAGCGTTGATGGAAGACGAAACAACTGACATACGAGCGCCATTGTTTGGTGTCAGAAAATGATACAGGTACCCATATTCTTTTCGAAGATTCTAAATTCAAACTAGAGGACACATATGACTATTTCTAGCACCGTACGAATTGCAGGACCGTTCACAGGCAATGGTGTAACGACCACATTTCCTTTTTCATACAAGGTGTTTAGCACGGCTGATGTGCAAGTCATTCGGTTGACTATTTCAACTGGTATTGAGACGACTCTGACCCTTGTCACCGACTACAACATTACGCTTAATGGCGATCAGGACAGCAATCCTGGCGGCAACATTGTGATGGTCACACCGCTGCTTGCCCTGTACAAACTGACTGCCACCAGCGACATTGCCAACCTCCAGCCAACCGATCTGACCAACCAAGGTGGCTTCTACCCTGAGGTCATTACGGACGCTTTGGATCGAGCCACAATCCAAATCCAGCAGATTTCCGACATTGGTGATCGAACACTCAAGATCCCAATCAGCGATGGCGCGTTAAACATGGAGTTGCCAACGGCTGCGTCTAGGGCGAACTCGTTCCTAGCCTTTGGCGCAACAGGCTTGCCGACTGTGGTAACGGCTGGTTCGAGCGGTGCGCCTACGACAATGACCCGCCAGAACTTTAGCGGTACTGGTTCGCAGGTTGCGTTTACTTTGGCAAGTGACCCAGGTGCGCTTGGCAATAGCGCCGAGGTGTTCATTGGCGGTGTGTATCAGAACAGGACTACCTACACGATCAGCGGCACGACTTTGACCTTTAGCGCAGCCCCAGTCCTTGGCACTGACAACATTGAGTTTGTCAATTTCTTGACTGACGCTATTGGTTCGACCAGCGCGGACTTGGTGACATACACGCCAGCGGGTACAGGCGCGGTCGCACGAAGCGCACAATCAAAGATGCGTGACACCGTCAGCGTCAAGGATTTTGGTGCTGTAGGTGATGGCGTAACGGACGATACGGCTGCGATTAATGCGGCGTTAGCAACAAAAAAATCAGTTTACTTTCCATCAGGCACATACATGACTACTGGTGGACATGTAATTCCTTATGTCAACGAAACAACTGACCAAACAATATTTGGGGATGCGGCGTTTAGCACAATTATTAAAAAGATATCAGGAACATTAGCGGTCTTTGATTTTCGTCAATTTGTTCATACTTCAATTAAAGATTTAACAATTGATGGAAATGGTCTTGCTGGTGTGGGTATTATGTGGAGATCACATAATGCAATAATTGATCACATAATTATTAAAAATGTTGCAGATTACGCTATTTGGATAAGTGGTTCAAATCTATGTAATTATTACAACATTTCAACTTTTGTGTGTAGTGGAGGAATTAAGTTTGATTCTGTAAATGACCCAATAAGTGTTCCAACTTATGCTTGTTTGTATTCAAATTTTCATGGGATTAGTTTAGATATCAATGCTGTTAATTTTTCGGCACTTTCTTTAGCAAGCGGTATGGTTCAACTTGTTTTATTTTCTGGAGTTCATATTGAACCAACATTTGTTACTGCTAATACGGCTTCATATGTAAACATTACTGGAGTCAACACCTCAAACATTACATTTGAAAATGTACGAGCAGAATTAAGTTTGCTTGGAACTTCATTTTTTAATATTACGGGTGTTGGCGTTCACTCAATAAAATTTGACAAATGCAGAATTAGTGCAACTCAACAATCAGCACCATTGTTTGCAGCAAACGCAACATACGGAATTTCAATAATTGATTGTAGTTTTTATGCTGGAGAAACTTTGGCAAATTTCCCAGTTGCTTCGCCACGAATTAAACTTACAAATGTTGTCAACGCAACAATACAAGGATGCATAACAAGTTTCAAAGACGCTTTTGTATTTATTGAAACAATTTTAGCATGTCAATATATTACAGAAAGCAACAATAGTTCTTTGCCGTGGGTCTATGGATCATGGACTGTAACACCAGCCGTAAACGGATCAAATACTTGGAGTGATACTTCACTAAATATAAAGTGTGAAAACGGTGGGTTTGCACAAAATCATTCTACCGCTTTATTTTCAATAACTAAATCAAACAATGAAAACGATTTTAATACAAGTATAAATAGAGCAACAACAATAGCAGATGATTCTTATTATGATTTGTTTGGGGATGGAGGAACAACTAATCTTGGATCCAATTTTCTTGCGCTTGTGACTATTGCTGCTGGAAATCAAACCACTTTAAATTCCATTAATAATTTTGCAATGCTTTATATTTCATGTTCAAGTTCTTCTGGTGTTGCTTTTGCATCGTCTATGTTGGGCAGCAATGTTGAAGTTGATTTAATGACAACAACAGCAAGTTTAGCAGATACAACTGATGGAAGATTAGGAGTTCAAATTGGGGATGCCGTACCAACTACTGAGCGGTATGTCCGAATTTATAATCGAACTGGTGTTGCTTTACTTCTTAATTTAAAAATAGAAAATATGGATCGTTCGTGATTAACAACCCACAATGATCACCAACCCACAATCTAAACAAAGGAAACCACAAACATGGCTATGACTAAACCAACCTCTGAACAGGTTACATTTCTACAGACTGGCACAGGCGCAACGGCGCGTACAGTCGATGCCAAACTGAAGGACACCGTCAGCGTCAAGGACTTTGGTGCGGTAGGTGATGGCGTGACTGATGATGCGGCTGCGATTCAAGCAGCAATCACAGCAACGACTGGAACTCTTTATTTCCCAAGAGGTACATATAGAGTAAACACAAGATTGTTAATCAACCATTCAAATATCAACTTGGTTGGCGATGGTATTGATGCAACAAACATTTACTATTACTACGAACAAATTAAGCGAACACATGCAACTGCAAATGATGGTCTTGGCACTCCTGCATTTGAACAAAGTCAATCGTTATTTGGATTTAAGAATAGCGCAGGTGTAGGAACTGTAATTGAAAATGTTGGATTCTCTCACATGACGCTTGAATACAAAGCAACATGGAACCTTTACGACCCAGCATATACGCACGATGCTGGAGAAATAAGTGGCATACATGCCTTTAATGTTGACAATCTTAGTTTGTATTCAATTAAAATAAAGAAGTTTAATGCGTGTGGTTTAAGAAACTCTTGGTTTGACGATTTAAACTATAGCGGGTCACCAAATGTTAGATACACAACAAACCTAACGGCTCGTAATTGCGAGTTTACAGAAAATCATTTTGCTGGAATTCATTTAGTATTTGTTGATGGTGCTGTTATTGAAAACTGTGACATTACCTATAATGGTCCAAATCTCAGCAGAGTATCAGATGGAAGCATGACTGAAGCCGAGTATTATTCTCGTCGAGCATTGACTGGTTATGGCTATGCAAGTTCTGCATTATATGGATACACCACACAAAATGTTCGCATTGACAATTGTAGAGTCATTGGAAATAATAGATATGGAATAGATCAACACGCAGGACTAAATCTTGTCGTAACAAACAACATAATTAAAGACAACATTGTATCTGCTGTTAGACTTCAATTAACTCCTGGCGGTAGAGCAATTGTCAGCGATAATATAATTTCTGGAATGAATGGAGCATGGAACGATGCTTCTATTGCTGCTCCAAGTGGTGCATTCTATTCTCGTATTGCATCTTATGGTGGAATGCAAGTTATTAATGTTGGGTATGACACATCTTCTACACAAGTTCCTGATACATCTTACGCAAAATACATTATTACAAACAACATTATTTATGATGTTGTTCAAAATACGCCATCACAAGCAGATACAATTGTATTGTTTCAATTCAATACTGGGCAAGGGCGAATGCAAAGCACCGTATCTGGAAACATTGCACATATTGGCTCTGTAAATTATTTGGTATATCACGCCACGGCAGTAAGTGGAACAGTTGAATTTGATACAAACGCATTTTTGTTTAACAATAATAGTATTTACTCATATGGAATAATTAGAAATCCGTTTTATTTTGAGGAAGTTGAAACCGTTCTTTTTGATGGCAATTATTTGTCTATTAAGTCTGGAGTATCGGATGGGGCAACTGGATCATCTCCAGATGTCTCTGCTTACTTAGGCACGATTTACTTTGGTACTGGTGTTCTTGCAAATGCTGAGTTTAGGAATTGTATTTGCACTAATAATGTGCTTGTTGGCACTGGATGGAATGGAAGTGCATATGTTGATTATTCACGCAGCATTATTGGATATGTCTCAACAGACGATCAAGACAAACTTATATCACAAGATAATACAATCAATGGATTATCTCGATTAGAATTTAAAAAAGATGCAATTAGTACAAGCAATATGAAATTATTGCAAGGCACAACAAGCATTGAGCCTTTGGCATCTGTTGTTCTTGGTGGAAGAGCCTTGACTTCAGATGTTCAATACAAGGAATATTGGCTTACTGGTAGTGGAGATGGTGCAATAGAATTATTTCAAATGTCTTTGGCAAATGGACATAAAAGTTTTTTAGTAGAAGTGTTGTGTAACGCAGCCAGTCTTGCTACAGGTCAATACCAAGGAAAAACTCAAAAGAGGGTGTTTAGCGTAACTCGTAGGACAAATACAGCAACAGAAATAAATACGGTGGTTGGTGTTGGTGAATATCTAGTTACTACACCAGCAACATCTTATGCTACGGTTGCAGCAAGAAGAACTGCAAATGACCCAAATCCAACACTAACTGTTTTAAGTGGTGGAGCAACAGATACTCAAGTTCTGTCACTGTCTGCAACATTGGGATATACAACAAGTACTCCATCTAACGGTATTGCTGATTGTGTTTTTAAAGTTACATTGTTTGGTGCAGCATGTATTTAATAAAACAAAAAACACAATGATCAAGAACTTAGGCGGTGTATTCGGTCGCAACCCAACCTTCAACAATGTTGAAGTTGGGGGCGATCTTACGGTTGACGGCTCGATTATTGGGACGGTTGCCGCTGGTGGCTCCAACACTCAAGTTCAATTCAACAACGCGGGTGTGTTGGATGCAAACGCAGGATTGACATACGACAGCGCAACTGAAACTCTTAGGGTTCGCAGCCATCCAACTAGATATCTTACAATTGGTCCTGATGGTGCTGGAGCATCAGAAATTTTAGCCTATGGAAACACAGCCTTAGTCTTAAACTCAGTAGAAAGTACTGTAGACATTGGAGACATAGGTGTTATTGCAAACGGGACTGCAATTCAAATTGATGATCCAAATGAATTATTAAATATAAATTGCCCAAATGGAACAATAACTGTTGATTCTCCCACAGTTACATTAACTGGCACGACCGCATCGACATCATCAACCACAGGTGCATTGATTGTCGCAGGTGGCGCAGGAATTGCGAAGGACTCGTTCATCAACACGGTCAGAGTAGGACTTGGTGCAGCAGGAACAAACAACACCACGCTCGGCGCAAGCACGGGAACACAGTTAACTGCAGGATCAGCAGGTTGCACGATGGTTGGATATCAGTCTGGATTTTGGAATTCAAGCGGAACCGGAAACACCAGTGTCGGTCAAAATTGCTTGCTCAATACTCGCACAGGAAGTTGGAATAGTGCGCTTGGAATCAAT